CTTTTCTTTTCTGCTAACATTCTTTTCTGACCGCCAACTGGCATTTCAGGTTTTCCTGTAGCAATATAGTTAAAAGCGCCATCTGCAGTTGTTTTTGATCTAGGATCAACCTCGATACTTTGTTCTGCAACTTTAACGTCTTTTATTTTGTCTAGTCTTTGCATTTTTTGCTCCTTTTATTAATTATCGTCTATCATAACTTGTGCTTTTTGTACACCTTGCTTTGCAAGGCTAACTCCAGCACGTAATTTAGCCAAATCTTCGTTCTGATCAAGTTTATCTTCTGCAATTTCTTGCGCTTGTACTAATTTTGCTTTATTTAGCTCTTGATTTGCTTCATCAGCCTTCTTTTTACGTTCATTTTCCATTGCTCTAAGGTCAACTTCACGTGATTTTAGTTTTAAAAGAGGATCAGAGTCAAATTGTGATGTAATTTCCTTCTCTTCTTTCATAAATTCTTCTGTCATTTCTGCAATCAACACAGATTTTCTTGCTTCTATCTGATTTGTCATCGATTGTAGCTGTTGTTGGACTTGTGGATTCATTGCAGCCATCTGTTGCATCTGCATCATCTCTTGAATTTGCTCCCTAAACTCTAATTGCACCTGTTCTTGTGCCATTAAACTAATATGTTCAAGTATATTTTTTTGTATTGCTGCCATAACTGCAGGATTATTTCTTACAATGTTAGTTGACATAAAATTTAAATGAGCTGTGATGTGTGCTCTGTGGTCTTGACCAGGAAAAGCTTGAAAAGGTTTACCTGCCAACGCATTAATGTGCTCCATACTTGGATCCATCGGCGCATTTGGTGCAGGGGGTGGTAATATTGCATCAACATTTTTCACACCGATTGCTTCATACATGTTTCTATAAACTTGATACAGATTATGTAGCTGTGGTTGTGATGTTGCAAGTTGTAATTCTGTTTGTGCCATCGTAATTCTTTGTGACATAGAAAAAATATTTGGATCTGCAACTGGCACAACATCTATTCTGTCGTCAAAGTCTGCCTGTTTTACATTTCTTTGTCCACCAACAACATCGTAAGGATATTCTGGTGGTAAATATTGTGCAACAACTTTTGCTAAAATTTTAAATTCATCTTTCATTGCTGCATAACATCTTTTGTGTATTGCAGACATAACTCTTGAACCACGTTCTAATAATGCAATCGTTGTTCCAACAGCTGCATTTTGTTTTGTTTCTCCCATTTGCATATCAGCTATCGATGCAAATCTTTGACCCGCTTGAACAACAACGCCTAATAATTGTAATAATGTTGGTGATGGTTCTTTGTATGGTAATGGAAAGAAAGCATCTCGTAAACTACCACCTGGTGCATCTACATCTTTAAATTCACCTGGTTGTATTGGAGCTGCTTCGTCTCTAACTCTTACGCCTCGTTGTTTAAATCCTGCAGGTAAGTTAGCTAGTGTTCCTGCATCTAGCAACTGACGGAGAGCCGTAGTTGCTGTACGGCTCAATCCGCCAATCATGTGAATGAGTCCAAAGCCATAAAATCCTAGTCCTGGCAGAAATTTGAAGTGGACAAAATATTGGATCTTATTTTTCTTTAGATCATTGGGCGCATAGTTCCTTCTAATAGAAAGAACTGTTCGGCTACCTTCTTCGACAGTTACGATGTAAGGTAATTTTATTCCTGTTGGTTGATTATCAGCACCAACATCTTCGAAACCTTCTAAGTCTAAATTTACATGACACTCTAATAAAGTATAAATTGGTTCTGGCTTACCAGATTTTTTTGTGCCATCTAACTCTCTTTCTTTTTTCTCAACATCATTTTGAGTTGTGTTACTTGGTGGAGCCAACTCTACGTCAGCATAAAAACCATTCACTTGTTGTTTACGTAATTCATTTTCTGACATTTTAATTACGTGTATTACTGATTCCGCGTCATCCAAACTTGTTGCCGTATATGGCACGACCAGCTCATCTGCTGGTACAAACTTTGATACCACTCTTCCAAGTGGTACATCATAATAAACTTTTTTAAATGTTGAACCTGCTAATGGTAAATGAAAAAGCATAGAATCAAACTCTGCTTCATACTCTTTCATTTCATCCATGATAAGATAATTCATATAATCTTTTACACGTTGAGCTTGTTGCTCTGTTCCAGGATTTTTTAGACCAATGACTTGTGTTCTAACTGGTCCATCACTTGGTAGTAATTCTTTGTAAGCTTGTGCTTGGAATTGTGTAACAGCTTCAGCTAACACAGGGTGTGTTGCACCTGAAGCTCCTTGAAAAGGTTCTGTTCTACTTTCATATTTAAATCCTAAAAGATCTAATCCTTCTGTGTAAGACTTTTCCCAATCTTTTCTTGAAGCTTTGTAGTCTATATAATTATTAACTAAATCACCACCGATTGGTTCTAAAATACTTTCTGGTAATATATCTGCTAAGTTATCAAAATGATTTTCTGTGCCCGGTACGTTTATAGCTCCCGGTTCAAAATCTAAAATCGCACCACCGTCTTCTTCTGGTATTACTTCAACGGGGCCTTTCTCTGTTTCTTCCTGAACATTAACATCAGTCATCTCCTCTTCAGAAGGTAATTCAACTTTAGTTCTTGTGTTCGGGAGTCCTTTATCTATTTCTGCCATTTAATACTCCTATCCTTTGATACCACGTTTTAATAGTCCTGACAAGCCTCGTGAATCTGGATTCATTGATATCCTTTGTGGGCCTTCATCTATACCACCAGATAATCCTGCAATACCACCACCTGCAAAACCATATAAATATCCACCTGTCGCTTCTCTTGCTCCTGGTATATTGAATGCTGGATTAACTCCTCCAAAAGGTAAATTTTCAGATATTGTTCGTGTTCTACGTTCTTCAAATTTTGGAGACACTGAACCCATAAACTTAGGTCCTCCAGATTGCATTCGTTCAACAGTTGCTGCTCTTTGTGCTTGGTCATATAAATCTAATCCTAATCCATAGTCACCAGATTTAAAAAGTTTATTAAGTCGATCAAGTTCTCCTGATCTGACTAAATCTCTATTAAATGCAGATAACTCATTTCTAGTATCTTTAAGATTTTGTTCTGCTCTTTGTGCTGAAGTGTCAGCTATAAATTGATCTTCAGGTCCCATAAAAGGTTGAGGTTGTCCTCTTGATTTTTGTAAAGCTTCTACTTGCGTTCCAAAACTTTCTGCTAATTCTGTTCCAGTGTTAATGGTATTCATTGCATCTAAAGATGTTTTAATTTTGTCTAATTGTTGATCAGTATAACCTAAACCTTTAAATCTTTTAAATAACTCTTCTTGTGGATCTATTTGATAATCTTTACCTAGAGCATAGTTAAGTAGATTGTCACCAAACGCTTCTCTTAAAGTTTTACCAGATGTCAACATATCATAACCAATTAAACCTCCTTCAAAAGCAACGGTCGCTGCTATCGCTGCAGGACCAAGTAAACCTCTTAATGCAAACGCACTTTTGAATCCTCCACCTAATCTTAAAATTTGTTTAGCTAGTACCGCATCATCACTTCCTGGTGCTGCTCCTTTTGTGACTATGTTTTCTAATTTTAATTGACCTCTCTTTGCACACTTGGTTAGTGTTGGACCACCATTGCTCATTAGAATTCTACCACCTGCTGCTTTACCGCAACCTAATCTTTCTAAATAAGATGCAACTGTTTTAACATTAAACTGATCACCTTTAGCATAGTCTAAAGCTTTCTTTTCAATTGCTGCAAATTGTTTTGTAGGATCTCTGTAACCACCTCCAACAATTTTTCCATCAAAATCTACAATTTTAGCTCCATAGTTTTTTAATTGTGCAATTTCATCTTTAGTTAATTTTCTACCTGGTCTATTAGGTGCACCTTTAACAATATTTTCAAGTTTTATAACATTTGAATTAACAGCTCCCGTTAACAACTGTAGATCTTTTGTAGCTGCCGCCCTGGCTAAATTTTTATCTCCTACTCCTTTTGTATGGTGTAAAACAATCTGTCTTTCAATTAATACTTTTGGTCGAGTTGTGCTAAGTTTATCAAAAAATCTTTCATGACTTAAAACATCATTTAATGTAAGAACACGTTTTTCTCCTAATAATTTAGTAATACCTTTTTCATCTAAAATTTTTTGAAGAACTTTATCTGGTTTTTCTTTTACTCCATTTGCTATATTTAAAAATTTTTGAATATTATCGTAGTCTCCATGAGCTGTCCAAGGTGTAGCATTCTCGGGTGTATTCTTATCTAAACCATAATATGTACCGCCATTTCCTGCTGCGGTATTATCTTTAAAACCTATTATAATACCTTTTTTATTTTTAATAGGTTCATAAGTTAATTTATCTAAACCTTCTTTTAAAACTCTTTCACCATTTTTTAACACAGTTTCATTTTTGTAAAGTCTTTCCATAGCAGACATCATCCAACCTTTTGCTGAACTTCTATCTGCTGCAAGAGTATATTTGGTAGATCCTCCTTTTAGCTTGTTGTATATTTGTTTTTCTAAATTACGATATTCAGCAGGTGGTATTCCATGTTTATATCCTTCTGGGTTGTCTGGAGATCTAAAATTCCATTTTTTTTGTCCTTTAGGTAATTCAAAATTGTTTTTAACAAACTCTATTTGATCAGGACTTAATACATCTGTTACACTATATCTACCAACTTTAGGAAGTTTAAAACCTCTCTGTACGTATCTTTGAATTAGGTGATATTTTTTATTTACTTTACCATTTATTTTTGTAGGAACTCCAAATTTACCATGTTTTAAAAAATCTTCTTCTGTCAAACCAAAATCTTTCATTATTAATTTTTCTTTGTTTGCAGGAAATCTTAATTGTTCAGAATAGTTTACTCTAAATTTATTATCGTTAGCTCTCATGATTGCTAAAATTTTACCTTTCTCATTTTTAGGAAGTTCTTTATAATTACTAGAACTTACGTATTGAGTGTCTTTTGGATTATTTTTATGCATAAGAGCTGCATATTTGTTAGCCACAGTAAGTTTTCCCTTACTCATTTTTAATCCTCTTTCAGCTTCCTTTTGTAAATCTTGTTCTATTATTAAATTAGGAAAGTATGGTTTAATTTGAGAAGTAGTGTTATATTTTTTATAACCAACATCATTCAATATAAAATCTTTTAAAACAGATGCTTTAATTTTTTTTTTATTTTTTAAAAATTTTTTAATTTTTTTATGTTTTTCTTTAAAACTTGCTTGTGGCCTTACAGGCCCCTTTCCTGTTGTCTTTCCAATTTCAACGAGTGATGCAGATGAACGAGATACATTTTTTTTATATTCGTTAAAATCTAATCCAGTGTTTTTTTCCCAAGTTTTAATATTTTTAGCTCTTTCTTTTTCAGTTATTGATCGTCCACGTCCTCTATACCCCTGTCTCGTGCCACCAAAACCTGGTTGCACTAACATACCACCACCGGCCATTGGATTACGTTTCATAAAATTATCGATAGCTTCTTTTTCTAATGCTCTTTCTGGTCGATCTATCTTATCTGCTGTAGTAACTTCGTCCTCATCAAAGAGTTCTATGATACGTAATAATTCTTCATTCATGCTATTCTCCTAGCATTCTTGCAATACCGCCTGATGCAAAGTCATCTGGTTCAGGAACATAATCACCCTGTCTTCTGGTAACCGCATCTATCATCTCATCGCCACCCTCTGTTATGGCTTTAGCTTTGTCTCTTCTTCTTTTGTTTTGAACAATCTCTTTCATAGTGGGTTTTTTACCTGTAGCGTACTCTTTTAGTTTCGATACATCTGAATCAAGATCGACAATACTAGAACCACCAACCTCATCAACATCTATATCATAATCATCAGGACCTACTTGTCTTCCGACCGGACCAGACTCCGCTGTAGTAAACTCTGCTGTTGGTCTTGGATCACCTTCATCCGGTAATGGTTTTTTATATTGTAATTGTACATCATCACCGAATACGTTCTTTTCACTTTGATACTCCACTCTTATAGCACCATCGTCTATATCTTCTGTAACTCGAACCACGGAACCATCGTCGAGTTTTTTTTGGTGAATAGATTGTCTTTCTGCTGTTGCAAATTTTTTAGTAACATCATCACCTTCCATAATAACTTTATTGACTAATGTATCAAACCATTCTGGTTTGCCAGGTACATTATCTGTTTTTATCATCGGAACTTTGGTTACTGTTTTACCAACTTTCATTGGTTTTAAAAATTTACCGATAATCGGTATAGACATAGCACCACCTAAAATTTTTAAGAATGTTCTTCTAGTCATGCCATCTTTAAAACCAAGACGTGCTATGCCACCTTGTGCAAAGTCTTCTGGATCAATATCCTCTGCAATCTTATCTAAATCAAATCTCTCAGCTTTTCTCATCTCAGCTCTTTTTTTAGATAAAGCTGTGTACGCTTCATCGTAAAGTTTTAACCTTTCTTTTGTTGGCATGTCATCATAAACTAATCCCATTCTTTCTGCTAAATCCTCTGCAACAATTTCTGCATCATATTTTCTATCACCAGTAAGTCCTGGTGATTGATTGTCGATCGCATCTTCAACCATTTTTTGTCTTGCTCTTATTCTAGCAATACCCTCTTTGTTGCCTTTGTCTAATCTTGCTTTAATTTGTGCATCTGTTTCTTTTACTTCTTTGCCCCCCATAATTTTAGCACCCTTTGGTATCTC